CCGAGCTTCTGGGCCGCCTCGATCAGCGGCACCACGGGGTCCTTGTCATCCATATGGCTCTCCTGCCTGGGTTGTAGTAAACGCCTACTTCTCACGGATAGTAGGCATTGTCAACCCACTTCTGCCCGCCGGGGCGGCGCGTCGGCGGCTCCGCGAACACCTGCCAGTGGGAGGTGAGGCCCTGCTCGGGGTGGACGTAGAACAAAGCCTGCGACGGCCGGCTCGGCGGTGCGCGCAGGAACTTCGCGGCGTATTCATCGAAACCCTTGAGGGTGTTGTTCACGACGAGGCCGGGCAGCGTGATGTATTGATGCCAGTGACCCATGAGCAGGGTGTCGAAGTCCTGACCAATACTGGCCTTCTGCCCCGCCGTCTTGAGCCGGCCGCGCATGATCGGCCCGAGCGCGCCGATGATCCCATCGCCCCCACGCACGCCCAGGTCGTGCCCGTGCAGCGCGAGGAATCGGTGCCCGTGGATGGCGAAGGACACCTCGTTCTCCTCCGGCGCGGCAATCCGGATGCGCGTCTCCCCGCGGTCGGCCAACCGGCGCTCGACCAACTGGTAGATGAGCCAGTCGAAGTTGCGCGCGCTGAAGGTCTTGGCGGGCATCTTCTTGTCGGTGCGGCCGTGGTTGCCTGAAACACAGGGCGCGAACACGCGACCGAAGGTGTCGGCCAGGCGCACGAGGGCCTGCACCAGCAGATCCACCGTCAGCAACAGCACCGGCATCGGATCCACGTCGTTCGTGCGCGCCAGTTCGTCGTGAATCTCGCCCGTCACCATGTCACCCAGCAGGCCAACCACGATGCCGGGATAGTCCGGGTTCACCATGTAGTCGCGGGCCAGGACGATTGTGGCCTCCACAACACGATGCACCCGGCGGATGCTGATCTCGCGGCTGTAGGCGTTCAGGCCGCCGGTCTCGGCCGCGCGCACCCGCTCGCCCATATGCCAGTCAGACAACAACAGAACAGGTGTGCCGGGACTGGAGCCCTTGGCGATCGGGGTATTCAGCCACTTCGGTTGCCGGGCGGCGGACGCCTCGCGAAGATCGAGGATCTCCCGACGCACCTCCTCGAAGGAGATGTGCTGCTCCTCAGCCCGGCGCAGCGCGCGCTCTAGCACCCGGATGCGTGTCTTGAGCCGCCGAATCGAAGCGTCATCGGTCATGGTCATTCCTTCTGCGCTGCCCACCAGATGAGAGGCAACAACGCCTCCAGGGGCAGGACTGCATACCACCGATCGCGTTCCCGTTTCCAGAGGATCAACGGCCTGTCGGTGCTTTCGCGCGTTTTGTCGAGCCATGGCCCGAGCGTCGGGCGAGCGGTGTTCTTGACCTCGACCCCGAATCCAAGGCGTTCGAGGGCCTCGCAGTTGAGGTCGAAGGCCCCGGCTGCACCCTTGAACTGTTGCGCGCGGGCCGCCGGCAACCCCGCCTCGGTCAGCAACCTGGCGACCTCGCGCTCGCCACGCTTCCCCTTCTGCCGACTGGCCCGGCCGCGCTTGGAAGCGCCTTCGTCCGCCTCCCCGGGGTCATTTCCCATATCGCTCCCCCTCCTCACCTTCAGCGGCCAGCGGCAGGTCCGGCGCCCATTTCGGCGGCACGACCAACAGCGTCTCCAGGTCCCGCGGCGACCCTCGACCCGCGAGAGGCTCCGTGACCACCTCATCATGCACTGTGAGCACCACCGGCATGTCCTCCTCCTCGGCGCGGAACATGCCATCAATCATGATGTCCCGGCAAGATGCCTGTGTCACTCGTTCCACGATCAACCCGCCATAGAGCGGCACGCGGCCCTTTTTCGGGTGGACCACGGTCAGGCTCGGGTGTTCGCTCCATTCATCGTGCTCGAACCGCGGCGCCGGCCAGAGAAGCTCCCGACCGCTATGCAGACGGCAGACTAGATACCCATCCCGCGTGAAGAACTGGATGCCGCGGACTTCATGCACGCCGCCGTCCACCACGGCCTTCGTCGCCGCCTTGTCGCAGTCCCACCAGAGCCGCGGAACCCGCCACCAGCGGGTCCGGTAGGTCTGCACCAGCCGCTCCGCGAAGTCGGGGCTGTAGCGCAGGCCATACTGGACACGCGCCTGCTCCGCCAGGGTCGCCGGGCCGCACTGATAGCCGCAACCCAGCAGGGCCACCTTGCCGTTCTGCCGCTCGTCCTTGTGGACGCCCTTGATCACCCGGTAGCCGTAGATTGTGGTGGCGAGATCGCAGTAGAGGCACTCGCCCCGGCGGTAGAAGTCAAGCGCGTCGTCGTGCCCCGCCCACCAGAACAGGAAGCGTGGCTCGATCGCGTTCAGGTCCGCCCGCCGCAGCACGCGCCCTGGCGCGGCGATCAGCAGCGGGCGGAGGGCGTCGGAGGCGGCGGTGAACACCGAGCCATAGACCGCCTCGATGAAGGCGCGATTGCCCGCCCGGAAGGCGGTCGGGTCCACCTTCTGCGTCGGGCGCGGGAAGTTCTGCGGTTGCACGAGCCGACCGGCCCAGCGACCAGTGTTGGCCCCGTGATATTGAAGTAGACCCCGCACGCGCCCGTCGCTCATCACGCAACCGAGCATCTTCTCCAGCTTTTTCACCGCGGCGCCGGCGGCGTCCGCGCGGATCTCCAGCACCTCCCGCACCGTCGGGTCCAGGTCGCGCCGCAGCAGCGTCTCCTCGACCGTCGCGGCCTGGAGGTTCGGCAGGACCAGGCCCCGCGTCGCGGCCCAGGTGATGATGCGGGCGGCTTGGGTCTGCTTCTCGACCGCACCGCCGGTCAGCGCCGGCAGCCGCGCATGAACCTCGGCGTTGGCCTCAGCCAGCATCGCCTTGATCGCCCGCGTGCTCTGCACGTCAAGGCCGACCCCGCGCTGGTTGATCCTCGCGTCGAACAGGTAGATCTGCCGCTCGCGCGAGGGCAGCGGCGGCAGCCGGGCGAGCGCCTGCGCCTCGGCGCGAACGTCCTGGAGGCAGTAGGAGTGCGTCAGCGCCAGGCGCCCGGGGTCGATTGGCCGGGCCGCCTTGGCGCACTCTCTCATCGCCCGGTAGCCCGTCATGTCCTTCTGCGCGGCGAGGCCCATTGCCTCCGCCAGCTTCTCCAAGGACAGAGGCCAGCCGGCCGCGGCGGCGCGCGCCATCGTGCAATCGAACGCCTCCGGCGGCAGTTCGGGCAGGTCCGGCACCATCCGGCGCAGCGGCCCGTTCCAGATGGCGCGCTCAAAGGCGGCGTTGTGGGCGTGCAGCGGCCAGGGTGCGTTCCGCACCACGTCGGGGAACGGCTCGCCGGGTGCCCAGAGATCGGGCGCGTCCATACCTTCGCCCTGATAGGCGAGGCAGAGCACCGTCGTAGAGGGATCTTCCGCGTAGCGGTGCGCGCCCACCTCGGTCACATCAAGGCGGCTGCGCGTCTCGAAATCGAGGAGCATCATTCCTCCGGGGTGGTGTCGGTGAAGTCCACCTCGCAACTCTCAGAGCGGGTCCCCCCCGTCTGGTCAAGATCCGGCACGAACACCTGGGCGTCATCGTCTGCCGGCCGGAAGGTGCCCTCCGCGAGCCGCGTCGCCAGATCCCCCCGGATCGTTTGCACGTCGGCGTTCCCCCGAAAAAACGTGCGCCTGTAGCCCTCTGGCAGCGTCCCCGGCGGCTTGGCGAACTCCGGCCCGACGTGGCCGTAGAGGCGCTCCATCCGCCCCGGGAACTCGAACACCTGTGGGCTCTCATGCATCAGCGTCAAGTGCTTCCGCCGGGACTTTTTCCAGCACCACTTGCAGTTGCCTTGGTATCCCTTGAGTCGCAGCCGGAAGGGCTGGGCCGCCCACCAGGAGTTGACCATCGGCTTCGTCACGCCCCAATGCACCAGGGGGTAGAACAAGTTCCGGGTTGTGCTTTCCGCCACCCGGTCCACCTCGTCCGCCCGAATGCCGACCGCCGTCTCGAAGTCCTTCTCCTGCCACCCAAGCGATCGGGTGAAACTCTGGATCGGCCGGAGTTTCAAGGACCGCGTGCAGTCGGGATACTTCGAGTTCGGGATACCGTATTTCTTGATGACTTCCTCGAAAGGCTGCCCTTGCCGCGAGGCCGTCGCGTAGTCCACGACGCGGTGCGTCGGGCTCCGACGCGCTCCATGATGCACTTCGGCCTCGATCCACCACACATCCCAGCCGAAATGCTGTTCGCATTGCCAGATGAACTCCAGCGTCTCCTCATTCTCCTGGCCTGTGTTGGCGAACACGAGGCGGATACTATCCCAGGAGCGGCCGGGGAAGCCTTCCGTGAGCAGCCGATGCGTCATGTAGGCGGAAGTCTCGCCGCCACTGAATGAGAGGAGCAGGTGCATGGGGGTTGGGCGGGCCTTGCGACCCGCCCGCTCCTAGTCAGAAAGGCACTTCGTCGTTGCCGCCGAACGGGTCCACGTCCGTCGTCTGCGTCACCAGGCCGGAGAACACCGCCTTTGCATCCGGCCGCCCGCCACCCAAGCGTGCGTCCGCCTTGTCGAGCAGCACCGTCGCCAGGCGCAGCGACACGCGCGGCTGCCCCGTGCGCTCGTCATCGTAGGCGAAGGGCGACACATAGGCGATCGCCCAGACGCCGGGGAAGAACTGCGCCTCCGCAACCGCGCGGGCCTGGCGGTCGATGCACTCGACCGGACCGAACTGCGTGCTCGCGGTCAAGCGGCGCCACCCGGCAGGGATGGCCTCGGGCGTGTTCTTGCACTCGGTCGCCAGCGGGAAGGAGGCGAGGATCGCCGCGTTCACCTGGTCCTGCTTCACGCCGGCGGCCGTCAGCGCGGCGACGCACGCATCCAGCATCACCCTTGTCGCGGCGTCCTTCGGGTCGAAGAACCCCCGCAGCTTGAACTTGTCGTTGCCCACGACCTTGCCGTTCGGCAGCTTCTTCCTGGCGTCCGTCTTGTGCAGGAAGGCCATGGTCACCCGGATCGGGGGCGTGAAGCAGTATGTGTTCGTCTCGGTCACTGTTCAGTTCCTTTCGGCCAGTTGATCGGTTCAGGCTTGGCGGCGCCCTTCTTGAGCGTGGGCGCCCCCGCCTTGCGGAAGGCCCACTCCTTGAAGATCTCGTCGCCATCCGGGGCATTATCCCGGATCTGCGCGGGCGTCAAGAGGCGCTTCTCATACGCCTCCTCGCCCAATCTCTCGGCCAGGGCCTTCTCGGCCCCGAGCCGCCAGTCGTAGGATCCGCGCCCCTCCGCCACGGTCCAGCCCGGCAGCGATCGGCCACCCTGGATGCGGCCGATCGCGGCGTGCTTCAAGTCACGGAAGAACGACGTGACGCGGGCCTCCATCCCCAGCAGCCCGGCCATCGCTTCGTCGGAGAGATCGGCTACCTGGTGCTCGATCGCCTCGTCCGCCGCGAAGATCTCGGCGTGCCGCGCGGGACAGGCCAGAGCACCAGGGCAGAACTTGCAATGATCGCCGGCGCGCAAGGCGCTGGACTTCTGCGCCTCCCGGTGGGCTTCGGCCATCCGGCGCACCTCGCCCGCGGTCGTCTCCCAGGTGCAGTTGTTCGGACTCCAGGCGATATGGCGGGGCTGGACAATCAGGCAGTCGATCCTCGCGCCGTCCAGCAGCTTGAGGTAGTCCACCACGCCGCAGGCGTAGAGGGCCAACTGCCAGTTACCCTGCGGGTCCACATGGACCCCGGCCCCGTGCTTGTAGTCGATCACGGTCAGGCGCTCCAGGTGCCCGCCGTAGGCCCAGAAGTCACAAGTTCCCTCGGACCCGGCGCGCTCGATGTCCAAGCGGTGCTCGACACCCCACGTCCGCGACTGCGTGCGGGGCTGGACGAAGAACGGCAGCGCGCGCTCCAGGGTCGCCAGCATCTCGCCGGAGATCTCGAAGGGCTCAGGTTCGCATGGATGCTGGAGGACCGCGTGGAATGCGGCCTGCTCCAGCGTCATCGGCTCCTCCGCCCGGAGGTAGGTTTCGAGCACGGCCATGGCGACCGTGCCCTCCCGGGCGGCGGGGCCGGCCGTGTCCGGTTCGGCCAGGCCCGAAGCATAGGCCGCGTCGGCCACCGCCACCCACCCCGGGCAGACGACGGTGCGCGCGGCCGACGAAGGCGGGTAGCGGTGGTGCGACATCAGCCGAGCACCGCCTGGACGCACGCCTGGAGGCGATCGGGCGTCAGGTCACGGATGCGCTGCTTGCCCTCCTCCCGCAGCCAGGCCAGGAGGGCCTTCTGCTTGCTGTCGTCCCCCGCGCAGGCAGCGACGAGGCGCTTCGTGGCCGCAGCCGGGTCGAAGGGCTCCGGAGCCGGCGCGGCCTCCTCGAACGGATCGACGACCGGCTCGGGCGCCGGGGCAGGCTGCGGCTCGGCTGCCGGGGCAGGCCCCCCGAACGGATCGGCGCTCGGCTGCGGATCGGCTGCCGGTTCCTTGGCCTTCGGCGGGCGCCCGCGGCGCGGGGGCTGAACCGTCTCGGCCGCGCCCGGCGTGGCGTTGATCTCCGCACGCACCGGCGCGGTCGTGATCTGCACGGCGCGGGGCGTGGTGAGGTTCTCCAGGGACATGATCGCGGCGAGGTGGCCGAACGCCGCTCGCTCGTCGCCCTCCGCGACCACGATCTCGACGGAACCCTCGACATGCTCGAAGTTGCCAAGGTTGAAGCGGCGGGTGAGCCGCACGGTGCTGGTGAACGACACTAGGTTCTCCTCTGGTTGAAGATAATAGCCGTTTATACCGCGGCCAGCCGGTTGTCAAGCGCAACGTGCGCTACCCGGAGCTTCTCGATCGCACGCGCGATGATCCGCTCATCAAGGCTGTCGGGCGCCACGAGGAAATCCGCTTGCACGGGCCTTCCCTGCCCCATGCGGTGCAGGCGGTCCACGCATTGCTCATTCTCCCCGGGCACCCAGGAGGGCTCCGCGAATATCGCGCGGCAGGACCGCTTCTGGAGCCCGTCAACGCCGGTGCCGGCGGACTGCAACTGCCCGATGAACAGACGGCAGCGGGGGTCCTCCGCGAATGTCTGGCACGCCTGGAGCCGCTGGCGCGGCGAGGTGCTGCCCGTCACCACGACGGGATGGAGGCCGGCCAGCTTCTCGGTCAACTGCGCGATCACCTCGCGGTGGAAGGCGAACAGAACCACGGGTTCGTCGTCGCCCTCGGTCAGGGTCCGCACATAGTCCACGATCAGTGGGATCTTGGCCAAGCCCATCTCCCGGCGGAGCGCGGCGATGTGGCCCTGCATATCCATCGGCACCGCGTCGAGGCTGTCCGGGTTGATATCGAGCAGCCGTTCCGCCTTCACCACCTTCTCCGTCTCCCGGTTTCCGACCGGGACGAGCGCGTAGGACTTCTCCGGCATCCCTGGGGCGGCGTCGGCCTTCAGCCGGCGCACCATGAAGTTGCAGCGCAGTCGGGCGTTGAGTTCCGGCAGCCTTCCCGTTTTTTCGAGGATGACCCGCCGGTTCGGGTTCTCTGGCGTCGGCATCATGAAGGTTGCGGAAGGATTGAACCTGTCCTGGAACGCCTCCTCGCTCATGAAGTCGAGGGCCTCGAAGTTCAACGCCCGCGCCAGAGTGTAGCACTCACGCGGGCGGTTCGGCAACGGCGTGCCGGTCAGCGCGACAATCCGCGCCGCGTTCCGTATCACGCCCGGCCGGGCGTTGCGGCGCTTCTGGTCCCGGGAGCCGACGATCGCTTCTGTCCGCGCCGCGGTGTAGTTCCTCAGGTAGTGCGCCTCGTCCAACACCATGAGATCCCAGGGCTCCGCCGCCAGCGCATCCCCGATGGGGCCGCGGCATCGGTCATAGGATACCAGCACGACCCGCACGCCGGGGTGAACCCCATGCTTCGCGTCATTTATCAAGAAGGTCGTCGTCGGCGGCAGCAGGAACCGGCGGCAGGCCGCGCGCCATTGAAGCAGCACGGCGGCTGGGCAGATCACGAGGATGCGCCTCGCCCCGACCAGGTTCGCCAGCGCGAGGGCCTGCACGGTCTTGCCAAGCCCCATCTCATCCCCGATGAGCGTATGATCCCGCTGGCTCGCATAGAGCACGCCCGACCGCTGAAAGGGGCGGAGATCCTCCCCGGCGGGCAACACGCCGTCCAGGGATGCTTCGAGGGCGAACGATGCCTCGTAGTCTCGCAGCAGGGGGTCCAGGCGCTCAAGCGCCGGGCCTTCAGCCCAGCGGCCGAAAGGGACCGCCGCGTAGGGGTTGTGAACTGGCTGCCCGCCTAAGTCGGCGGTGTAGTAGCGAACCTGCCCAGGCGGGGCTACCGTCGTCCGGGTCCACCCGGCCAGGTCGTGCTTTGCGGCGTCTGCTTCGGCGTGCGTGCCGGTCCAGACGAAGGAACCATTGGCGGGCGACAAGGACAACAGGGGCATGGCGTGGGAATATCAACGCCCGCGTCGCTTGTCAACCACGGTCCTTAGAACAGTGTCATGACCAAGGCGGCCCCATTTCCGCCGTCACCACCCTTGCCGGAGTTGAAGCCCGTCGAGGAGGCCCCACTGCCGCCCCCGCCCCCGCCGGGGAATCCCCCGTTTCCGCCGTTCCCGCCGTTGGCCGTGCCGGAACTCGCGCCCCCGCCTCCCCCACCGCCGCCCGTGAAGCCGTTTGAGAATCCTACCGCCTGGCTGCCCCCGGCGCCCCCAGCGCCCCCCGCGGTCCCCACGGTCCCCGCGGTGCCAGCCGCCGCCCCGCTGGCGTTGAGATACAGCCCCCCGGCGGCTCCGGCCGCGCCATTACTCGCCACATTAGTCGAGGTGCAACCCCCGCCGCCCCCGCCCCCGCCCGTCAAGATGTTGCCGCCGGCGTTGCTGGTCGCGTTCACCGGGGCTATTCCCGCTGCCCCATTGGTGCCGCTCGTCCCACCAACACCCCCAGGTATGACCCCGATGGGGACCGCGGGCGCGGCGGCCGAGGTAGTGGCCGCCGGGCCTCCAAAACCCCCCCGGCCCAACAGAAAGGAGCCGAAAGTCGTATCACCACCCGCGCCGCCGGCCGCGGACGCGCCACCAGCGGCGGCGGCGCCGGTTCCCCCCGCGCCACACGTCACTGTAACGGTGCCCCCCACAAGCACTGCCGGGATCACGGTCTCCGAATAGGCCCCGCCGCTGCCGCCCGCGCCGCCGCCACGGTTAACACTCGCGCCGACCAACCCTCGGGAGCCCCCGCCCCCGCCCCCGATCAACTGCACCGCCACCGCCCGCGCCAGCGGGGGCCTGGTCCAAGTGTGGGTGCCGGCCGTCGTGAAGGTCTCCACAAGCGGGGCGATACCCCGCGACGGCACGAGCCATCCCGCGCCGTCACTCTGCACGACAACTTGATCGCCTTGCGCCGACAGCCACGCTACGTCCGCGGCCCCGTCATACACGATGACCCGACCCGCGCCCGCGTCCACCTTCTCGATGATGGCCGCCTCGCCACTGTAGGTGGCTGCGGACGGCAGCGTGATGGTCACATTGCCCGCGCCCGTCGTCACTCTCTGGCGGGTCTGCATGTCGCCGGCCGCGAGCGTCTTGTTTGCGCTGACCGCGGTCAACGGCGGCGCGATCACGCTGTTGATGATGGCCCGAGCCGTCGAGCCGGTGTCACCATTGCTGAGCTTCGCCATGAGGTCCTCCTCAATCTATCCAGGTCGCCGCGTCATCCCACACGCCAGCATCCACCCAGAACCCTGTCGCCAGGATCCACACCGGCGGGCCGGAGCTACCAGGCGCGCGGGCGAAGGGGCCAGCGAAGTTCCCGAGGATGAAAGGGGCGACGAAGTTCAGCATCAGAAGAAGGGCTGCCAGTCCTTCGTGGCGCGAACCGTCAGCGTGCCGCCGGTGATGGCGGTCACGTTGATGCGGTATTCCACGTCACGCTCCACCTCCTCCAGCGTCTCGGTCTGCCCCGCCTCGTAGGTCACGGGCTGGCCGAGGGCGACGATCGTGAACCAGTTCGTGTCGCCCACGCGCCGGCGCTGCACGCTCGCCTCGACGCCGGTGCCGCCGTCGAACCAGATGTTGAAACGGCCGCGGATCACCCCGAGGGCGATCGTCCCCACGGTGCTTCGGCTGCCGGACAGGACGTAGTTAACGGACATCGCAACGAACCTCCAGAAACGTGCGGGCGACCGCCGCAGCGATGCGCTCATCTTTGCTCGGGAGCCGCTCCCCGGCTGCGTTCGCCGCGTCATAGACCGCCACGGCCAGGCGGGCGTTCTCGCAGGAATCCTCCGGCGGCGAGGCGCAGGCGGTCAGCAGCAGCGCCACCACGACCAGGATCGCCACCGCGGTCAGCGGCCCGCGCGGGGCGCCCAGAGAAGGGCCATCCTTCCAGCCGGAGCCGGATGTCGGGCGGGGCCAGATCCAGGGGTTCACGGCTTGAGTCCCCCGCGCGCGGCCTTGGCCTTTTCGACCCAGGACCAGACGAGCACCCCGAGGGCACCCAGCGCGCCGAGGCCCGTGCTCAGCAGGTCCACCGCCTCCGTGGCCTGCTCGGGCGCAATCAGGCCCGCGCTGGCGAGGCCGCCCGCTGCAAAGGCGAGCAGCGTCCGCGCGACGCCGGCGATCTGGCTGGAGATCAAAGTCATGGTGCGCCTCCGGTGAGGACCTTGTAGGCCCAGGTCAGGATTCCGCCGAGCACTCCCGCGGCGGACAGGGCAAACGCGCCGACTCTCCAGCCTCCGCGAGCCTGCGAAAGCAGATCCCGGAACTCGCGAAGCTCCGTTCGTAGCTCCTGCACTTCCTGGCGCAGTTGCCGAACCTGCTCTCGGGTTTCCCCGAACGCCTGGGGGTCGATCATTCGCGCCTCCGCTTCCCCTCCGCCCTACCACGACGAGGCGCTGCCGTCAACCTTCATGATGTCGTCCATCACCGCCAACAGCGCCGCGAACGTCGCTCGGGCGTAGGGCGCTAGGTGCTCCGCGTCACGCAGCGCCTTGACGAACGCCTCCGCCGCCGCCGGCATCGGGTAGATGACGTGCGCCGAGGCGTAACCAATCCCGCCCATCATGCGGGCCAATACCTGACCGCCGCGCCGATGCGCGCCGTGCAACACATAGGCCGCGCCCAGCACCGCGGGCGGAGTGAACTCTCCCTCCCCCGCAGCGTCCGAGATCCCTTGCGCGAATCGCTCTGCCGGCGCGGGCAGCCGCGCAGCCACCCCGAACATCGCGCGCATCGTGGCCATATCCACGTCCAGTAGCGCGACGCGCGCGAGGAGCGCCGGCAGGTGCGGGTCGATGGCCTCGTGGATGGTGCGGAACGCCATCAGCCAGTCCGCCCATTCCTGGGCGCTGATGGTGCCCGCGCTCATCCGTTGACCAAGCGGGTGCTGCTCGCAAGCGTGATGCAGTTCCCGTGTGGCTAGGTAAAGGCTCATACCGTGGCCACCACCTCGGTCAGAAGCAGCGTGCCGACCCAACGCAGCGTCTTATCGGCCTCACCCGTGGCGTTCACCGCGAGATACCCGTTCGTCGCGTTGGCGCTGACGCCGAGGGTGGCGCCGGTGCTGTTGTTGGCCCCCAGCCCGGCGTCCGCCCCGATCACGGTGATCGTCGGAGTGCCGAGCAGCGCGACCGATGCGGCGTTGGCCCCCCGCTTGATGGCCCCCGAGATCTCCCACGCCTTGCTGTCGCCCACCGTGCCCGCCGAGCCCCCGACCTGGCGGCAGACGACCTGCCCCCGGAAGGCATACACGCTGTTGTTCGGCATCACCGGCATGTTATCCGCGGTGAGCCCGCCGTTGTTCGTGGTGATTGTCTGCCCGGCGGCGCCAGTGGTGGTCTCGCGGCGGATCACAACGAGGCTGGCTTGGGCGGTCCCGAGATTGGAGGAGCCCGTGTCGCCAACAAAGCCGCCATGCCCCGAGAACACGATGCGCCCGGTGGTGCCACGGGTCGTGCCGCGCGAGCCGCCCACCACCACCGAGCGGGCGCCATCCGCCACGTTGCTGCCCCCGCCGCAAACGACTGCGAGGGTGCCCGAGGCCGTGTTGCCGTTCCCGCCGCCGACAGTCGTTTGGGCGGCGGACGCGACGTTCGTGGTGCCGCCGGCAATGGTGGCCGAGGCCCCGCCCGAAAGGAGATTGTCCTGGCCCCCACCGATGGTGCCGGTCACGGCGGATGTGTCGATCTTGTTCCGCCGACCGCCGCTGATGACCGAGCGATTGGCCGCGGCCACCTGGTCGGCGTTCGTGCGCTCGTTCTGGAAGTCGATCGCCGCCTCGCCGCGCTTGTTGCCGCCGGCGATCGTGTTGTCCGGCACGTCGATTGAGAGCGCCCCGATGCCCCGCAGCGCGATCGCCACGTCCACGTTCGTCTCCGGCGCCAGTTGTGCGTCCTGCCCGAGCACGAGCACCGGCCGGCCGGGCGAGGCGTTCGGCCCCGTGCGATCGAAAAACTGCGGGGTGTTCAGCAACCAGGAGGTGCCGTTGCTGAAATACATCTGGCCGTCCTGGCCATAGACGAAGGCGCCGGCATACGCCGCCGCGGAAAGCGTGATGGGCACCGGCTGAGCCACGCCGAAGCCGAGGAGAGGGGCGCTGCGCCCGGAGGCGAAAGTGGTCATGGAACAACCCCTATGTGTTCGGCGGACAGGCGTTCTTCCCCCGCCCCCCAGAGATCAAAGACACTCGCGGCCTCAGCCCGCACCTGGAGGCGATCCCCGTGCGTTCCGGATGCCGTGCGCTTGGTCAGGCTCCGGCCTTGGACAGGAATGAAAGCGGTGTCCCCGGCCGGCACGGTCACCCGCCCAGGGGACAGGATGTGGGTCCCGTCCTCCAGCGTCAGCCGAACCTCGATCCACCGGGCCGTTGCGGTCTTATTATGCACCGCGAGGGGCGTCAGCAGAAAGATCTCGCCTGGCCGGATAGCGCGCGAGGCGTCCAACGGGTCCCGGACAAGGAACCGCTCCGAGGGATCCGGGACTGAGAAATCCGGCGCGTCGGCTATCGCAGTCCAGGTGTCTGGGACATTGACTTGCGTGAGAGTCAGAGGCCGGCCGCCCGAAGGCGTCTGACAGGTGATGCGTGCCATCAGAAACTCCCCGAGAGCGCAGCCTTGAAGGCCGCGCGACGAACTGCCCCATCAAACGGCGGGCCGCCCAACTCCCCCGTGTCCGCACTGATCTCCAGCCCGCCCACGAAGATCGCGTTGCCCACGTCATCCTGACCGGAAGCGACGACCACGCCCTCGTCCTCCTCCAAGATGCTGTCCCGGATCGTCGCACGGTTGTTGGCGGGCGGGATCTTCGCCAGCGCCACGCCGGCCATGACCGCGGTCCAGGTATGGCCGATCGCCGTGATGCGGCTCGGTTCCGACAAGAACACGGGGGCGGTCAACGTCGTGTTCAGCGCCGTCTCCAGCGCCGTCACGATGGCCTGCGCGTCCCCGGAAACCGGCAGCGTGATGATGTCGTCCTTCAGCACCTCGAAGGCCCGCAGATAGGCGGGCTCCTTCCCTGCGTCATAGACCGTTGCGCCGGAGGTGTCGAACAACACCCGCGCGAAGTTGAGCATCGGCTCCTCATCCGCGTATTCGAGCACCCAGCGCAACGCGCGCAGGAACAGCGCCGCCTTCGCGCGGAGGGTGGCCTCATCGCCAGCCGACCACCCGGTAGTGAGGCTCTCAGAGACGAGCGTGGCCCACATGTCGTCGATCAGATCGTCCGAGTTGGCTTCGATCAACGCCTCGTCCGCGGTCTCGACGGTGAACGTGGCGCCGCTCTGCTCCGGAACCACGATGTCGCGCGCCCCCTTGGCGTGCATCGAGAAGTCCCCGAACTGCGTCGAGCACGCGGACAGGATGATCTGGCCCCCATCGAGCGCATAGAAATGCTTGTGCGCCCACATACTCACCGCGTTCACCGCGTTGATCAACCCGCCGTTCTTGGCGCAGTAGCCGATGCCGTTGTGGCTGACCGGCGTCGCACCCCAGGTCATGATGTTGGGGAAGGCGCTATACTCGCTGCACACCGCGCCGTCCGCCAGCACAACCCCCGCGCCGCGCCCCACCGCCGGGTTCTGGTTGTCCCGATCCAAGGGCGGCGGGACCAACGTCCAGGTGCGGTCGCTGCGGATGGCGCACTTGTGCGCGTATGGCACGCGGTTGATGACCGCGCCGGGGCGGAAGCTGAAGGCGAATCCCTCGGTCGGATTGTCCAGGTCGTCCAGCCGAAAGCCCTCGATCATCAGGCCCTCGACGTAGCAGCCCGAACCCATCCTGAAAACATTGCGTTCTTCGTAGCCGGCAGCCGGCCGGATGACCACGACCCGGTGGGGCGCGGTGATCGCCACATCATCGGGTAGGTCGAGATGCCCCTCGGTCTCATAGGTGCCCGGCATGATCTGAATCAGGCAGGGCTTCACCGCTGCGGCGGCCAGCACAAGCGCCCGCTCGATCGTCAGCACCGCGCTGCCCAGCGAGGTTCCCGCGTTCGCGTCATCCCCGAACTTCTGAACGTAGATCGTCTGCGCCACGGGAGCCCCCGTGGTGGAAGCGATGGGGCCGGCATCGAACCATTGGCCGCCTGACCAGATGTAGATCCGGATGGACCCATTGGCAACAAGACCCCAAGCCTCGCCGTTGTTGGCGGAACCCGGGCGGCTGGCAAGGGTCGTGCCGGTCCCGATAAGCTCAATGCCGACGAAGTTCCCCGGGTCCCCCTTCTGCCCCGTCAAGCCCTGCGGGCCTTGGGCGCCTTGCACCCCCTGCACCCCCTGGAGGCCCCGCGGTCCCTGAGCGCCGGCCGGCCCTTGCGGACCGGGCAACGGGGTGAAATAGGCCAACTGGCCCGCGGCGCCGAACCCGAGGTATTTGTTGGCCCGCGCCGTGGCGCCGAGTAAGTCCGGAACGCCCGCCGTCTCGGGCACCCGAAGGGCGCGGAGCCGGATGTCCGCCATGAGCGCCTGGAGGTCCTGGATCTCCAGGTCAAGCTGCTGCAACGCCATCACCGCTTCATCGAAGCGGCGCTCCACACGATCGGCCGCCAGCGGCGCCCCCGGACGGAACTGGTCCGGCTGCGCCAGCGGCACCTCACGGGTGATGGCGACCTTCGCGCCGTTTGCCGGTGGGGTGGAGAAGGTGACCCCCGCGGGGGATACGGTATATTGCGTGTTGAGGGTCTGCAAGACCCCGTTCACGGTGACCCGCAGGTGGGCCGGATCCCGGTAGTCGATCGCGCCCGTCGAGAACAGAGTTGTGGCCCCATTCCCGACGTGCTCGACCCGGACAAGATCCGAGGTGATGGTCATCGTGCCCCCAGCGCGTCCATGAACACCGACCGCTTCCTCCCCCCGCTCGCTTCCTCTATTGCATCAAACGCATGGACCATGAGGAAGTGATTCTGGAATGGGATCAGCGCCCGGAGCCGCCCGATCTCATAGGGCCTGGGGGTGCGCTTGTCAAGCGGCCATTGGGCCACGGCTGCGGCACCCCGGATGGCGTCGAATCCCTTCGAGATGCCCGGCCCCGCGAGGTAACTCATCAACGACCGATCGCTGTAGCGCCTCCGGTCCTCGCCCCCGATGGTCGTCTGGAGGTTCGGCAGCCCGGCCGCCCCGAGGCCGCTATCGAAATGGTAGAGCAACCCGATCAGGCCCGAGCGGTCCACCGCGATGTTCGCCCATTGGGCCGCGGTGCGCTCCTCGACCTTGCCCTGCTTCGCGATGTCCCGCAACGCCGTCGCCGCGGCAGCCAGGCCCAGGGCCACGATGACCGTCTCCATTTGGCGCCGTGCGCCTGCCTGCATCACCGCGCCCGTCAGCTTGGCGACCGCGATCAAGGTGAAGGTGAGGAACTGCGTCATCAGGGCGCCCACGGTCGTCTGGAGCAGCAACGGCTTGTCGGCCACCGTGGGTGCCAACAGCGCCTCGCGCGCCGTCTGGTTGACCGCCGTGCGCCACTTCTCCATCAACCCGAGGGCGTCGATGCTGGCGTCCTTGAGGGCGGGAGAAGTCAGCCACCGTTCGTAGCCGGGGTCCATCAGGTCAGGCCGGTCGGCGCGCGGCCGGGCCTCCGCCTGCATAAGCCGGCCCATCTGCTCCATGTCCCGCCGGGTCAACCCCGCGCGGGCCGCGGCACGCAGCATGTCCTCGTCTGCCGGCACGCGGCCGGCTGCGATGTCTATGAATAGCCGGGTCATTCCGTCCGTGGCGATGTTCTGCCCGAGGCCGCGCAGCGCGTCGTTCCATTGAGGCCCGAGAGTGAGCTTCGAGAACGCATTGGTGACCCGCGTGAGCCCGGCTGTGAAGCGATCGTCACCGGCCTGCACCCGTGGGCTGGCGTTCCAGACCGCCGCCTGAATGTCCCCCAGCATCAGGTCCGCCGCCGCGCCATATTGCAGATTGCCTTTCAGCTTCTCCGCGCCGCGTAGAGACTTGAGCCCCGCGGAAACCTCCCGAAACGCCTCTCCGAAGAACCGCGCGGCCCCATAGGAAAGCGTGGCCTTCGCCGCATCCGGAAGCTGCGAGAAGATCATCGGCCCCATTGTGTTCGTGTAGGTCAGGGACATCACGTTCCGGGCAGCCAGAGCCGCGCCCCGGCCGAGAGAGGAGATCTGAACGCCCCGCTGGCCGCGTGCGAGTTCGACCAACCCCCGGATCAGATCCTCATCGCCCCGCAGCTTGTCCTGGATCTCACGGGTCTGCTTCTGGCGCTGGGCCTCTGTCAAGTCCTGCCGGCGGGCGAGTTCCTCGATCGCCTGGGTTGCTTCATCGCGCAGTTCCTTGACGATCCCCATTTTCTCGTGGTTCAGCGCGCCGAAGGTGCGGAATACCTCCACGTCACGAGTGACCGTGGTGAGATACATTTCATCCAGAAAGAAGGTGTTGCGAAGCAGGAAGCCCTCGAACTCCGCCGGATCCACATCAAGCTCCCGCCCCTTGAGCGAGATGCGCCGCCCCGCCATGACTGTCGGGCGCTCGATCGGCCCGAAGGCAATCTCCTGCGCCATCGCCGTAGCCTCCGCCCGGATGCGCTCGGGCGAGATCACGAAGTCGAGGTCGCTCGTTTCCGTATGGAACTTCTCGATCGTGGCCTGGTCCTTGGCCCTCATCGGGTAGGACGAGGGGCGGTTCATGGGCGGTTGCGGCAGTTCCGGGAGGGCCACGCGTTGCGACAAGAGGGCATGGGCGCGCACCACCTCCTCATGGGCGTTCCGCACCTTCTGGATGGCGTTCATCAGGCGTTCAAAATCAGGTTGGGCTGAAGGAAGCCCCCGCGCCAGTTCCCGCATCTCCCCCACAGTATCGACGCCGTAGCCCCCGGTTCGCTTGTTCACCTTCGGGTCGAAAGGACCCTCCTTCAACTCCTTGCGGAGGGCGGCCAGGTCCCGAACGCGCGCGTTTTCCGCCCCGAGGGCATCCCGCAACTGCCGCGCCTCCGCGCGCGCCGGAGCGGGCAGGCTGGTGTCCTTCGTGAGTTGGTTGATGCTTTCCGCGTAAGCGCGGCGTTCCTCCAAGCGGCCCTCCCAATCATCCACCCGTTGCGTGTATTCGTCCAGCCGCGCTTCCGCATCCCGGACCATCCGGGTCAACTGCGCCTCCAGCCGGTCAATGAACGCGGGGAGCCCCCGTTCCACCGCGCCACGGTCGAAGATCTTCGCGCCGGTATAATCTCCCGCTGAAGCGGGCCGGTAGTCTATCTCATCCCACACACCCGAGCGCGTGATGTAGTCGTGCAGTTCCCGGTAGTGCGCCTTACGCGCGTCGGAGTGCTCACGGGCCACCGGCAGCCAAGCAGGTTCCGCGGTCGCCGGCGCTCCCGGTGCAAACTCCTCAAGTTCATTGTCGAGGCGATAGATCGTCTCGTCCCAATCATGGATCGTCCCAGTGAAACCCTGCCCCTGCGCCTCGCGAAACTTTACGTTGCGAGTGTTCATCACCCGCACGAGCGCGGTATTCTTCGCCATCTCGATGCGGGTGAGCGTCGGGGCCTGTTCTGCGACCGACAGGCCGAACTGGCTCTGGTAGGCCGCAAGTTCCTCGAACTCCTCCCGGGAGACCGCGACGCCCCGCTGCTGAAGCTCCTTGAAGGCCGCGTCGAGTTCCTGCTTCGTCATCGGCCGGGCGACCGTCGCCTCGATCTGCATCCCGGTGTCCGCGAACTGCGAGATGAACCGGCGGGAAGTCTGGAACCGCGAGGTCAGAAGCGACACGCCTGGGAACTCAAGGATGCCGGTGGCGCGAAGCGCCTGAAATACCGGGCGGAACAATCCCTCATGCACCAGGCGAAGCCTCTGGTTGCGGAGCACCTCCCGCACCTGCCGATCCAGCACCTCATCCCGCAAAGCCGCGCCGACCGATCCCCCGACAAGATCCCGCGCGGGCGGCTGCGTCGCCGCGATTACCTCGTCCAGGGCGATAGTGGGCTCGTCCGCGCCTCGCGCAGGCATGGGCACCGGCTCGCCGGCCGCGCGGGGCGCCCCCTCCGCAGCCAGGATGTCCTCCAGCAACCGGGCTTGGCCCGGCGCCTGCTGCACCTCCTCCGCGCGGGCGATCAGGGATTCCAGCAACTCCCGTTCGGCACGCGCATCCAAGGGCTCGGCGCGCATTACCCGGGCGGCGTATTCCGCTGCCGCGTCGAAGGCCGCCTCACTGTCACGCAGCACGTCCGCGAGGTCCCTCCGCACGTCCGGCGTCGCGTCCTCGATCACGCCTGGCCGCACCCAGCGCCGCACGGCCGCCCCGCCCGCGATAGCGCCCCCGACGCCCGCCAGGAGCGCGGCGCCCGTCGCGCCGCCCATCAGGATATTGGCGAAACTCTCCGATCCCTCGCGCGTCGGCTGGAGGGGCGAGATGACGGCTTCCACCAACGCGCTGCCCGCCACGCCGCCGTAGGCCCCCGCCGCCGCCAGTCGGCCCACGGTTGGCGCACGGCCGGCAACGCGTGCCATGCCGAGGATCGGGATCAGGTTCACCGGGTCCGCAATGCTGACCCCCATCACCGCCAGCCAAGGCGGCAAGGGGCCGGAGCCGATCGTCTGCTCCAAGGCGTCGCGGCGCTGGTATTGCTCTCGGAGGTTCTCGACCTCCTGCGGGCTGCGTGCCTGCGCCAGTCGGTGTCCGAACCGCTCGATCTCCGCCAGCGTCGCCCCGGCCAGGGGATCGAATCCCTCGACCGGATCCGAGGTGGGGGCGGTCGGCTGAGTGGAAGCTTCGAACAGCGCGCCCGCCGTGTTCTCCAGGAGCGCCGCCGCGCCAAGCTGCTCGACCAGCGTCGCGGATGCCGTGCTTGGCTGGAGTGCGCGGCGCGCGACCTCCAGCCCGGCCGGGTCGAACGCCAGGCCCATAGGGGTCGGCGTCCTTTGATCAATGTCCATTATTGGGTCGGCCTCGGCAGACGCGGCCCGCGGGGTAGCGGATCCGTGATGTTGCGCCGCAGTTGTTCATCCATCTCTCGCCGGCGACGGTCGCTGTCGCGTATGGCGGGGTTCACACCCGGTCGTTCAACCGCCTCCTGGCGGCGGCGCGTAAGGGCTCCCCCCAACATCTCGTCCGCCTCCGCCACCGTGCGGGGCGCATAGAACGGCCGATTGTCCCGGGCGGTCAGGAACCCAGGGAGTCCCGCGGGGGTCTCATACCGGACGACAAACGGCACGCGGCCCTCGGCGTCCGGCTGCCCGCCGCGCATTGGCGTGAGGAAGAACCGGACATCGCGCAATCCGTTCTCCTCAAACAAGCGGCGGAGCCTCTCAGTCATGAGTTCCGCGAACGCCTCGTCCCCGCCAACGTAGGCCCGCACTTCAGGCGAAGTGGCCTGCTCGAAAGAGACGCCGATCGGGCGGTGTTCGCTCGTGCCCACGCGACTTAGCGGAGCGGATTGACGCACGGCTTCTTGCGCGCGCTGCTGTGCGAATCCGCGATCTGGGGTCAGCATGAACGCCGTCTGATAAGCCCGGCGATACGCTTCTTCCAGCACCGGCTCCGGGCGCCCGATTACGCGCTGCACCTCCGCGCGTGGGTTGATCTGCCCGTCCCGGGTTCCGAGATCCTCCAGCGCCGCGCGGCTGCGTGTGGCCACCACATCCGCCCCGAGGGTCAAGGTCATCTGCGCGACGTTCAGTAGCGCCTGCGGGGTCGGGCGCGCGCCCTCGACCGCGGTCGCTGTCAATATCGCATCTGTGCCTGGCAGTTGCCGGCGGAGCCGCGTCGCCGCGGTGGGGTTCACCTCATGAATGGAGTGCCATACCTGCGCGGCCATCGCGCGCGTGTTCGGGTCCTGAGACTGCTCCATCTGCGCCAGTTGGAGCATCGTCTGGCGGGGCACCTCCGCCGCCCCCCGGCTGGTGATATAAACCCCCGCTTGCAGTTCGGCATCCCGTCGTTCCTCGGGAGTGATAGAAGCCGCCTCCCGGCCTTGTTCCTGCAACATCTGGCGAAGGTTGGCATCCGCCAGCGCCGGCAGCGCGCGGCCGGCCACGGTGGGGGTTATGTTGCCCCCCTCGAACACCGTCCGCACCGCAGCGACCCGCTGCTGGCTTTCGCGTTCAGCGCCGGCCAGCATCCCCCGCACCGTGCGGGCCATCTCGGCTCCTGGCGCCCCCTGGTCGAGGTCCCGGCGGAGACGATCACGCAACTCGCGGGCGTCACGCAACCCGGCCGTCGTGGTGAACGTGCCGCCCTCGATGTCCGCCTCCAGCGCGGAAAGCACCCCGCGCTGGCCCTCGGGGGTGTCCCCCTCCGTCAATGACCGGCGCAGCAACCCGGCGAACGCCTCCTGCTCCGCGGAACGGGTCTCGCGCGCTTCCGCCCTACCGGCCTGGCGCTCCTGGGCGGCATCCCGGCGCAGGTATCCCTCGATCGTGCTGCGGAGGCGCTGGCCGGCCGCGATCGTCCCGGTCGTCCGGGAAAACCGGCCGTCCTCGATCAGCGCCTCGACGTTCTGGAGCAGCCCTACCAACGCCTCCGGGTCATCCTGCGAACGTACAGCGGCGTCGAGCAACTGCCGCTCCATCTCTGCTTCGTCTGCCGTTGAGCGGACTTCCCGTTGGTTTGCCGCGGCCTGGACACCGGCGCGGAGCGCGCGGGCGGTGGCCTGGTTCACCCCGCCCTCCGTAAGCGCCCGGTCCACCAACCTCCTCGCGCTGCCAATGTCCCCTTGGCGGATGAGCCCTGTTACCTCCGCCTGGAGCACCTCCCTCGCAAACCCCCGGGCCATTCGGTCCAGGGACGCCTGTGGGAACACTCCCCGCAACCCCTGGATCTCCTCCCGCACCCGGCCAAGCACGAGCGCGGCGTTGCGGGGGTTCAACTCGATCTCGGCGCGGGCAGTGTCCATGCTTTCGCGCACCGCGGCCTCGGCTTCCTGCCGCACCGCGCGGACGCGGGTTTCCGCCGCCCCGATCTGCGTGTTGGCCGCGAGATCCGCCATCCGGGCCTCGAAGGATTGCCGGGAGTCCCGGCGGGCAAAAGTCGTGCCAAACAGCGCGGTGCCCGTCGTTTCGTCGGTGACACGCTGAACCTGGTCGGCGTAATCCGCAGCGAGCGGATCAAGCTGGGATACCCGCTGGGTAAGGAGGGTGCGCGTTTCCCCGAGCGCGCGGGTAGCCAACAGCGCGTCGGCTGCCGTGTCCGCGCGCATCCGCGCGTCAGATACCGCGTCCGCAATCTGGCCGACGCCACTAGCGATCTGCCCAAGGCCCTGCCCGATATTCTCCGCGCCCGACCCGAAGCGCGTAACCGCGCGAAGCGCGTCGCCGCTTTCCCCTAGGTTTGTCGGAACACCGCGAACTGGACGTGCCATCAGCCGAACCACTCATTCACTCGGCCGATACGCGCCCCACCTTGGGCGAGAGACCCGACCGCCTGGAGCCCCGCGCCGACCGTGGCCGAGGTGGCCCGGCGGCTGAGTTGGCCTTGCTGGAGTCTCAAATCGCTACCCGACCGTTCGCGCGCAAGCGCGCCTTCGTAGAGCACCTCATTGATAAGTTCCGAGCCGGCGCCCACGTCAAGGCCCCCCGAGATTGCCAAAAGCGCGGTGCGCGAGGCCGTCTGCTGCTGCGTCTGCCGCGCGAGATCCCGGTCGCGCCGCTGGCGATCGACCTCCGCCGCTTGGGCAGCCGCGCGCGCTTCCGAAGCCTGGGAAACCCCGGTGTAAACCGCGCCCGCTGTCGAGGCCAGAGCCGAGATCGCTAGGAGCGTCGTCGCCGCCACTCGTTCAACTCCCCGTCAAACGTAAAGCCCAACAACCGAAGCGGCCGGGTGAACCGGAGACCCTCGTGTTCGACTGTCGCTATCATGTCGCGGGGGTGCGCGTCAAGGGCACGTTTCAGCATCTTCAAGGCGGGTGCGACGAGGGGATACTCCTCCGGGCCTGTCGGCTGCTGCACCCAGGCCCCGAGTTCGTCCACCGCGCGCCCCTCCACTGGATGCAGCCAGAACACCAGAAGCGGCTCCCCCGACGGCGCGCGGATCGCCTGCGCGCCGCCGACGCGGAGGGCATAGTCCCGTGCTGCCAGTGGTAAGCGCGCCCAGGCGAAATGGTCCGCCCAGAACTGCGGGGCCACAAACAGGCCCGCCGTCTCCTCCGCGTCCGCCGGTCCAATCGTCAGGGTCATAGCGGGTTCGCCTCGGCCACCGCGGTCATCGACAACACCTCGAAGGGATAGGCCCTGTTGGAGCGGATGGTCACTGTCGCGTCGTCGGTCCACGCGCCGTCGGTCGTAACCCAGGCGTCGCCACTGAGCAGCCGCGGGGGCCGCGTCAGCGGCTCGGCGGGATCGAGGGTCAACACTGGCTGCCAGGCGCCGTCCTTCCCCGCCCGGACCTCCCCTCCCACGCCGGCGAGCACCCGGAGGGCCACCCGATGCACGCGTGTCGGCGCAGCCTCGGTCGAACCCGCCCGGGATTGCACTTCGACCTCCCGGCTCTCAAGCAGGGAGGTATAGGCCAGGCCGGCCTGCACAACCGCCGCTTTTCGCGGCAGGTCGATTGCGCCTTCGATCACCTGAAGGGGGCCTATCTCCACCCCGTCGAGCAACAGCAGCACTTGCTCGCCCTCCAGGTGGTCAAGGCCAGACACCCGATCGACGCACCGATGCAGGTAGGCGTCGCGCCAAAGCAGTTCGACGCCGGGCGGCAGCCCGAGGTAGGCCAGGTCGAACGGGTCCCCGTCGCTCGTGAGCAGCGTCAGGCGGTCGGGGGCCGTCACCGCATCGACCTCCAGCAACTCGTAGGTGCCGGCGGCGCGGATCTCCCCGTCGGGAAGTCGCCAACGAACGCCGCGCAACGACACGACATTCCCGGCCTGGAAACCGTGCGGCCCCGCGGTGCGGATGTCTGGCTGGGTGCCGACGAACCCCGAGGGGGCCAACGCCCGCCGGTCGCGGAAAAGCAAATGACTGTCGAGATAGGAGGCCAGTTCGACGCGCCGGTATACCTCCTCGTCCAGGGTGCGCTCCTCGGGCGGCAAGATCGGCGGGCTCACGAACTCGACGTGGGTGACCGGGTTGCCATTGACCTCACGGCGAACCGCCAGCATCAGCCGATCTTCCCCGAGCCCCCGCGGTTGCGAGTCCACCAGGTCGATCTGCTCGACGCTGAGCCGCACGTCATCCCATAGGATCAAAGGATCCGCTCCGCTTGTCGTCGCGGCCCGTAGGTCCACCCGCAGGGAGGTGGTATCCGCTGGCACCAGCACCCACCCCGTATCGAGGGTCGTCCACTCCGGCCCGGCGGTGATCTGCGCGTAGAAAGCCTGCCCCGCCACGTCCAGGCCGTTCGGAGTCGAACCATCCAGTGATACCAAGCGCGCGATCGCTTCCCCCGTCGCGCTCGTCGCGCCGCGCGCGACGCGCACGGTCAGCCGGGCTCGGGTTCGGTTGAGCCCGAGGAGGGCAGGGTTCCACCCGGCAAGGGTGCTGATAGACGCCGTGCGGACGAGCGTCCGAAAGGTGGTGGCTGGGTCCGCGGGGAACTCCGCGCAATACCCGCCACGAGTGGGGTAAGAGAGGTCAGAGGGCCGACGAACGACAGCCGCAGCGTTGGTCGTGTCCCAGGTGTCCGAGATTGGGTCATTCTCGAAACTCCAACTCGCATCCGCCGCATGAAAATCGAAACCCCCACCGAGACCCCGCACCTCGACAAGATCCGTGCAGCCGCAACGGCCGGGCAGCATTTCTGCCGCCACCACGCGCGCCGCCCCGTCGTTCAGCCTTCCCGCCACCTCCTGCCGGTGTGCGCCGAGGATCTGCTGCTGCTGCTCCAGCGTCCACCCCACGAGCGCGCCGTCGTCCATCACGGCCCATAGGACGCTGTAGGGCTCCTGCTGGTAGAGCATCTTGCGGATGCCCCCTTGGGCCAGATGGGAGGAGAAGATGGTCGCCTCGGTCGTCTGAAACCCGTCGCTCTCCAGCGCGTAGGCGAACCGGCGGATGTTGCGCCGCCGGCGCTGCACGAAGTAGAGGCTCTGGTCGAGCACCACGGGGTCCACATCAGAGGAGCCCCGGCGGGTGGTCTGCCGGACGACCGCTTCGAGGGGCGTCAGGTAACCCGTCACCCCGGGACGCAGAATGAACTCCGCACCGGGGGTGCCGAGAATGAGCACCTCGGTCGTGCTGGCAATCCACACGATCTCATTGATCTCCCCGCTGGTCGTGCGGCGGGTGATCGCCTTGTCCGCGTTCGCGCTGTCGTTCACCGTCGGATCCGGGGAAACGGCCTCGAAGTTCTCGAAGGAGCCCGAGACGCTGCCCGCGACCACATCGGGGGCGCGCCGGAATCCCCCATACCACAGCCGCCCCTCATGGAAGGCGATGGCGTTGCATCCGAACCCGTCGGAAAACAGGCCCAGCGCCCACTCCGTCGATACCGCGGGCGCCGTGTTGGTGATCCGGAATCCCCCCGAGCACACGACATTCTGGGCGTCCGTGACCGCGGTGATCGTGAGGTATGCCGCGCGCTTGTTTCCTGTATCCCGGACGAAGATCGCCCGGCCCACGTCGTCCGTCGTGAACACATTCGCGCTGGCCGCCACATTGACCGTCGTCGGCCAAGAGGTGTAGGAAACCGTCAGCGTGGTGGCCGAGAAGTTCAAAGGTCCCAACGGCGCCCGGCCGTCCAGCCATGCCACCGCGTTCAACGAAAACGCGGTTGGGGAGGTGCGGACGAGCTTCCGGGGCGCGTGGTTGGGATGCACGATGTAGGCCGCGAATCCGTCCTGCGCGAACCGCAGCGCCTCGATCTGCGCGAAGGTGTAGGGCGTTACGACCTCAACCGGGAGCCCGCCACTGTCCCGCAGCAACCCGTCGAGGGTCCAGAACCTAAAGTAAAGATCGCCGGCCTCGATTACATAGCCGATCTGCGGGCTTATCTGGAAGGGAAAGAACGCCACCGACTGGTCCCGGAACTTCGTCTCCCCGAGGAACTCCGTGCCCGGCCGGCGGAAAGCCGAACCTTCGACCCCGACGATGAAGTTCGTGATCTCGCGCGCCGAGCGCGCCTGCTGGTCGATGTCGCTGCGCCCGCGCAGGCGGGGTGTCAGTTCCCCCGAGACGAACCCGGGCTGCGTCACGGATTGGCGGGGCATCAGATCCTCGCAGGGTTGCGGCCAGTGAACCCGTATCCTACCATCCCGTCAACCCCGAAGCGGTTGTCCGTCGTGATGACCTCGCCGGGCTGCTCGATCGAGCCCGTCTGCCGGGCCTTGCGAAGCCTCCGCTCGTAGAGTTCCCACATGTTCTGGAAACCTGACTTATCGGCTGCCAGAGACAAGGAGAACTCCGCGGCCAGGCGCCACGTCAGCACGTCCACAAACATCGGGTCCATGTCGGCCACGTTCGTCACGTCTGCAACGTAGAGCATCAGCAAGGGGTTCTTGTCGGCCAGCACCCGGTTGCCCTCGAAACGGAAGGCAAAGGTGCGGGGCGTCATCGTCACCCGACTGTCCTCGGGGTCCTCGAACGCGCCGATGAAGCGCAGGCAGTCGGTGGGCTTCAGGTAGGAGAACTGGAACCCGAACTCCGGCGGGTTCACCTCCGGCGCAAGTGAAGCGCGCCGGAGGCTGAACTGCCAGTTGAACTCCCGCAGCAAGGCGGTGCGGAGTAGATCATACGCCGCACCCGCCACCGCCGCTTCCTTGCGGTTCTCCGTCAGGGACGTGAGCGTGGTCGAGTTGACCCGCGCCAGCGCCAGGTTGACGACCGCAAGCGGGCTCACGTCACGCCGCCAGCGTGTAGAGGATCGCGCCCCGGATCGTGCCGGACGCGGGATTCCCGCCGGACAGGATCACATAGACCCGCTCGCGCGCCCCCTTGCGGCGGCCCGTGGTTGGGGCGCCGGCGACGTAACCGACGCCACGCGCGGCTCGGTCGAAAACGAACTGCGTGGCCGCCGAGACATCGGTGGCGGCCGGGAGGATCGCGGCGGCCGTCGTCTCGGTGCGAACCTCGGCCGTGACCGAAGCGCCCAGCGCCGTGAACTCGATGCTGCCGCCGACCACCCGCGCGCCTCGCGGGAGTTCGGTCAGGAACACCTGGTCATTTTGCGCCGCGTCGCCGGTCCAGTTGAAGTAGGCCGCCTTGACCGTGCCGCCGAGATCGCGCGCTTCGACCGCCTGCATGGGCACCGCGTCGATCGCGGTGAGTTGGGTGGAGAAAAAGTCAGCCATTGCGCCCTCCTAGGGCTGGGGATGAGGGGGAAGGAGGGGGCCGAAGCCCCCTCCCGGATCATCAGGTAACCGCGAGCGTGCGGATGGCGTGGACCGGGGTCTGGGCGTTGGAGAAGATCTTCACCACCCGGTTGTCCTCCACGCGGACGGCACCCCACGCGCCCCAGGCATACGCCTGCCACGGCTGGGTCCGCAGGTCGATGCGCCGGTCGATCGTGACCGACATCTCCTGGGCCACCCCGAACTCGATCGCGTCCGTTCGGTAGATGAACGAGACGAGCCGCGAGTTGTCGGTCGGGATGAGGTTGGACCAGATGATGTTCATCCCGAGGAAGGTGTTCACCTCACCGGCAACCAGCGCCTTGAGGTTCTGGAAGTCCGCCGAGGTGGCCTGGAAATCCGCCATCAGGTTGCGGATGTCCTCCGGCCGGCACACCCAGGTCAGCCCGCCCATTTCCTGGTCGGCCTGGTCGAACTTCAGCTTCGCATCGAGCAACCGCGCGACGGAGATCGGATTCGTCTCGCTGCTGGTCCCGAGGATCTGCGCGGACGGAAGCTGCTGCGTGCTCTCCGCGTTCTTGCCCGTCCGCACCGTGGCGTCAAGCGCGCCGATGATCGTCACATCCATCGCGCGACCCATGGCGTTCGACACCCGTTGCGTGTAGGGGCTCTCGAACGAGAGGAGAGTCTTGACCCGATCGTAGTTGTCGATGAGCACTGCCCGATCGTAGGCGTTGGTATAGCCCCAGCGGCGGGAGTGATCGAGGACCGTCGGTTCGATCGGCGCGTGCCGGTTCGTGATCTCCCCGGCCTCGGTGCCGCCGAGGCGCTCCGTGGTCCACGCCTCGCCCGTGACGGGCGCGCGCTGCACGGTGGACAGGAGCTTGGAGCCGCGCTGCTCGGCCAGCATGAGGACCGAACGGCCCCATTGCGTCACGAACGCGCGGTCAATGGTGTTCGGGGCGGCCATGGCCGTCTCCTTCCTTTGACTGGTTGATCCTGCGCTCGTTTAGGTCTGAGGGTGTCGGGCGCCCTACGTCCTGCGTGGGCAGACCCCGGCCGCATCACTTCACTAGCGGTTCACGCCTAGCAGAGATCTACGGCCGGGGTCAAGAAGAAAGATCAGGCCCCGAGCATCCGGAAATAGCGGTTCGCTTCGGCGGTCAGTTCGTCGGCCCGACGGCGATCGGTCTTGGAAATCTGCATCGCCTCGCGCAGCAGCCCGTTCGCCTTGGCATCCGCCTCGGCTGGCGTCAACCCGCCCGATCGGTTCCCCTCGCGCACGGCCGGCACCGCCCCGCCCAAGCCTTCCCCGACGCGCGCGAGTGCCTTGATGACTTCGGGATGACTCCCCAGCCCAGCCTTGATCAAGGCGTCCTTGATGCCAAGCTCCGTCGCCGCGTGGTTCGCCGCATCCAGCTTGGCATCGAACGCCTGGCCGAACTCCCGTTGCAGGGCCTCCTCCTGGCCCCTCATCATCGAGATGCTGCTCTCGACCCCCGCCTGGGAAGCCTTGAGCGCCGCGTCGAACAAAGCCTGGGCCTGCTTGGGCAGCAGCCCGGCCTCGACGGCAGCCTGCTTGAACCAGGAAAGGTCGCTCGACGCTTGCTGGACCAGATCGGCGCGCACCCCCTCCGGGGCCTTCAGGTCGTAGGCGTCCGGCTTGTCCGGGGCGCCGAGCCGGCGCAGCACCGCCAAGGGATCGGCCTCCGCCGCCTTGAGGTCCACCAGGGACCCGGGGTCCTTGCCGATGAGCTTTTGCGCGTTGAGGTAGGCGCGCGCCACTTCGTCAGGCGTCTTGCCCGCGAACTTGGCGAAACCCGGATCGCCGCGGATGTCCTCGGGGAGCGAACCGAACCAGTCTGAGTCCGCCGGCTGCCCGGGTTGGGCGGTCGGCGGACTCTCGGCGGAAGCCGGGGCGCCGGAGGGCTGGCGATCCAGAAGCGCCCCCGCAGGATCGCCGGCGCCCGCTGAGGAGGAGGACCCAGCGGCGCCGCCCTCCGGCGAGCGCACCATGCCGTAGCGGATGAACATTGTCAAGCCCCCTTCGTTTGGACTTCGGCCGGGCGCTCGGCCCTGCCGGTGCGGATCACCCGCATGAGGTAAACGATGACCGTCCGCTGCCCCTCATGGAACGCGGAGGTGATCGGGTCGTTGGGAACGCAGGTCGTGCGCGTCTCGAAACCGAACATCTGGCGCAGATGCTCCAGCGCGGCCTGGGCCTGGGCGTCCGTGAGGAACACCTCGAAAGGATTTGCTTCGTCCACTTGCTCAGCCCCTCGGCCTGTTCGCCGCGGTCAGTTTCGCCACGGCCTCCGCCCCTTGGATCAACCGCTCGGACTGAACCTGGCCCGCGACGGCCTGCTGGCGGGCGCTGCGCTTCCGGGTCACCACGTCCGGCGACTCGTGCGCCTTCGTGGGGGCGCCCGCGCCTTCCAGCAACAGCTTGCCCACCGCGTCGAGGTTCACCAAGTCCATCACGTCGGGGCTGACCTGCGCCCACGCCGCGAGGCCCTCAAACGCGCGCATGATGGCCATGCTGTCCATCTGCTTCTGGCTCGCCACGATCGGGGAGTTGTAAGTCAGCTTCAGCCTTCGTCCCTCGTCCAAGAACGGCGAGGGGTCGTCGATCACCCCCCGGCGGAGAAGGATGCCCGCGGTGCGCCAGATCAGGCCGTCCATCAGTTCCGCTTGCATCCGCAAGACCATGGGCGCGACCGCTCGGTTGCGCTCGTCCACGTCTTGCGCGACCTCGTAGGCCGTGCGGGGGTTGCCCGACTTCTCTGGGGTCTGGAACAGATGGACGAAAAACGCTTCCCTCACCGCCTGCTGGCGGGTCCGGAGCAGCGCATCCCCGAGTTCGATCCGGCTCGCCCCCGGTGGGAGAAGGGGCACGGGCACCAGATCCCCGTCCGTGTAGGACAGCCCGCCCGGGTAGGCGCGGAGGGGGCTCAATAGCGCCCCGTCCCGAATCAACCACGGCGGGTCCACCAGCTTCTCGATGCCCCGCGCCACGGTGTCGGATATGTTGTTCGTCAGAGCCGCATCCCCCAGGGCCGTCATGCCTGGGGACCGGCCGAACACCGAGTTGTCGTCGGCCACCAACCAACGCGGCAGGAACACCGGCTGCTCCTGGTGGTAG